GTTCAAGATATACCCAATTACTCTTGCATCTGCTCCTGGACCACTCATCCATTCTTTAATTCCACAAATAATTTGTTCACCCTCACGGGTCACAACTAGTCTAATGGTCATGATTATCTAAAAATAATTTTTACTTTTGCTGGTTCCACATGAGAATGGTTTCTACGAATACGACTGCAACTCGCAATGGGAAGAATTTTTCTTTCTGTGTACCATCCCCATTCATCATATTTAGTGACGTATTTGATCTTTCTACAACGCCTCCAATCGCTCCTCACCATCACATTATCCGATGGATATGTATAGATATGTCTATTTGAGATGAACCTAGGATGAGCGATAGCAGGAGTAGATACAAGGAGTGCTGCTGCAGCGATTAGGAATGACTTCATGGCGGAATGTCCTTAATGAACTTATTATAGAATAAAAAAAGAGGGGCGTCAACTGGATTGTGCCAGTTACCCCTCCGTCTGCGACGACGATATTCAATACTATTTATAGAAAATCTTTACGTTTATGTGCATCAGGAACTATTTTACCAAGTTCAACGCTCAGAAGCCCATCTTCAAAAGTAACTGATCTAACCTCCGTGTCTTCGCTAAGTGTCCACGCTCGTGTAAATGACCGTTGAGCCACACCTTTGTGGACGTAGTTAGTTTCCGTCTCTTTATCTTCTTTCTGACCTTCGATAAAGAGTTTACCATCCTGTGTGTAGACATAGACTTCCTTCTTTTTAAATCCTGCTAATGCAATCTCCAATCGAGATGTAACATTTGATATCGTTACGAGATTATACGGCGGATAATTTGATGTAGTTTCATGTAGAGTGAAGATCCTATCGAAATAATCTTCCATACCAATACTGTTCCGAGTGATGCGATCCAACAGTTGATTAATGTTGGCTGCATTGTACCTTGTTAGGTCTCCCATTTGATAGCTCCTTTAATAAGCGAGTTTGTATTGTGTGGACCCCGAAGGCATCCACATATATTTATAGCACAGAATACAAAAAAGTGGGTGTGGAAAACTCTACTTTATAAATAAATGTGACTTCACAGACAGTGAAGCAAAGATCACAACAGACCTCAAGGAGGAAGCACCATGGCAATGAATCCATACGAAATGCGCTGGGATTTTTTAAGAGAAGCGCAATCAAGATTAGAGAGCAAACTGGAATTAGACAAAGAAGCTTGGTATCAGCGAAAAGAGTTACTAGAAAACGCTGGTTCAGTAATTGTAGATCCGTTTCCTGCATACCCAACTGCCGAAGAAATTCACGCAGTAGCAGAGGAAATGAGGTGTTTTGTTGAAAAAACAAACGGATGATTCATCATGATATTCTCTGATTTGTCTAAACTTCAAGTTCTTTTTGAAGATAAAGAAAATTCAAAACTAACATTGATATTGCTAAAAAAGCTAGCAAAAAAGAAAGCATAAAAAAACGGGGTGTTGAACCCCGTATGTTTTTATTCGCTTATCACTTAGCGATACGATTGCTATCGTCAGCATTTTCACCAGTTTTAATCTGTGGGAAGAATCCGACACGATTAACAGGGAGTTGCTTGTCGTTCATAAACATATACTCTGCAATAGACCAGAGGATTTTACGCAGCTCTTCCCACTTTTCAGCTTGAAGAGTGCGTTGAGACAAAATATATTCTTCACAATCACCCTTGTTTTCAAAGTGCTGTACGATATTCTGAACTTCACGTTCCGCAAGAGTATCACCACTTTCATAATACTGCTTAAACAAAGAATATACGCGATCCTGGAAATAGTGGTATGGGAAGCAATAATCAACTTCAATTTCATCAACACACTTATCACTCAACCACTCACGACACTCATTGTCGCGCCAAGAAATGGTCTTGGTAGGTACATCTTCTTCCTTCAGCACACGACGAACTACTTCGTTCTTGTCTGCTGTAGGCATATTAACAGCAGATTCATACACAAATTCACGAATTGCAAGTTCTTCCTTTTGAAGATCACCACTTCTAATAAGTGCAGAGCAAGTGGTAACAAGATCACCGACAGTATTCACTCCTTGAGGAAGATCATCATTCTCTTGATGCAACCAAACATAGCGGTTGTACTCGGCAGTATGTCCTCCTGCATCAATAAAACGAACAATATCAAACACTGCACCTTCAGTGTAGTTATTCAATTTATCCGCTTTATATCGAGTAATACCGTTTTCTGCCTTATATAAGTAAGTCTTACCACCTTCAACGATAACGCAAGAACTTACAGCAGGCAGAGGAGCTGTAGGATCAATACCACGGCTACGAGAGGAAGAGAGAGCTTTAATGTTGGAAGAACTAGAACCCTTCTGACGAACAGGATTCTCTTCAATCTCACCCCAATAAATCTCATCGTAAGGTATAAACTTACGGTCTTCGTGAATTACACCAACGGCTTCACGGAATTCATAAGTAAAAATCGAAACATCAGCTTTAGCAAATTTAGCAAAATCGTCATAAGGGATACGACCTTCGACGATATCGGAAATGAAAATAGACATAATAACGCCCGCCTAACTTGCGGGTTTGAATGTTACCTGTATATTATAGACTGAAAAACCCAGGAGCGCAAGCCCCTGGGTCTAGTGTTACGATTTCTTCTTACTTCCTATTGAGTACTTGGTCTCTAGTATCCAGTTGGGCTTGTCCCGGAATGACAAAACCTTGATTTGGTTGAGAGGTGCGATATCAAGAACATCATCCTCGCTGACGATAGTCACAAGTCCCCAGTCAGAAAGAAGTCTTGCAATACGATTTCTACGCTGAACATCATTCACAGTTAAGTTTGCATGTTTGCCGTCTAGCGCAAACAACTCTTTAAAGTGAGTGATGTAATACTTACCTTGCTTATGTAAAATATGGCAACTCTGATAGAGTTTCTTTTCCTTTCTAGATGCGACTCCTATACGAGTGAGTGTTTCACGAACTTTTAAGAAATCATCTGGTTCGTTGAGCACTACCTCAACCATCATATCAGGAGACCAATTTACTTGTGGTTCAACAGTTTGATTAGTCATTTTCTACCGCCAGTTTCAAGTCGTTGTTTAATGAATTTAATTTGTTCACTAGATAAAATTCTCAATGCTTGCAATGCTTTTTCAGTACTATAACCATAGTAATTCTTAACACATTCTAAATCATCTATTTTATCCTTACGGAGCCAAGGAGAGAATCTCTTTTTTTTCCTCAAACTATTTAGATAAAATGAATATTGCATATCTTTGTCTAACTGATGATTCTTGTTCATCTCATTAGCAAACATAATACAATCAATATGTCCAGCAAGACATTTATTTACAATGAACGGCGGATACTTTTTGATACTCTCTGGGTCTTCTTTGACCAGATCGTTTTTATTGAAGTTTACAGAGTTGAGCCAATCTTTGAGTTCCATTATGCAAGTGCCTGGTTAAAAGTGTATGCAAATAAATTTAATGTATCTTCGTTAACTTCAGGAAGTTTTGGAAGATTATAATCGTTCTTTATGATTTCGTATGCTTCTAACAAAGTAGATGTACCTTGTTCAAGATAACGTTCTATCAATTCTTCTATTGGCCAAAACCAACAAACTTCACAGTTTATATTCTTTGCTACTTTAGAAGACATTTCCGCCATTTGTTCAATTGGTTCTTCTTCGTAATGGTCCATCAAAAGCACATCACATTGACCAACATATTCATTAGCATCAGCATGAATAACTTCTGCCTTTTCAAATAGATCTGGATTATGTTCTTTATGATATTCAATGAGTTCTAAACTTTTTTCCAGAATGGTTAGTTTAGTAACTTCTTTCTTATCGAGTAACCAATTCTCTCTAACACCCAGTCCAAGTCCTGTAGTGAGAGTATGTCCTCTAGCAAGCCAATAATGTGAAAATATTCCACCCGCTGATGTTGCTGTCGGTAAATATTGTCTCAACCACTGATCACCATTAATGTATAGTGAAACTTCTCCCTGAGCATATTTAACTGCTCTACTAGGATGCTCTTTGATCTTTCGTATAAGGTAAGATTTATCTCTAACGAAAACATCAACTTTATTTTTATGATGCTCTACAATATTGGGTTCTGAAAAACCAAAGTAATCTAAAATTTTAGTAAACTCTGCGCTCATTATTATAGTTAAACACCAGTAATTCTTTTCTTTCTTTCTGCTCTCTCATGTATTCTCCCACGGATCGCATGGTGTAGGTGAGGTCGAACTCTCCCGTTTGATATTCTTTAAATCTTTCTTTAATAAGTTGAGACGAATTGTAAGAAATAAGTTGAGCACTATTATACCGAGCACAGTCGGCAGCAAAATCATCATGGTCGAACCCGCTATGCATACTCCCCCGCTTTCCATAGAGATTACTTCTAATGTCATAGGGCGGGTCAAGGTAGGTAAAGCACTCTTCGTCATTAGTAAGGAGTGATTCATAAGACCAATTAGTAATTTTCCAGTTCTTAATTATTTGAGTGTATCCCTGTAATTTCTCAATTCCTCGCATTGTGAAATTATTGTCTGAAGCTTGGTTTGAGAACGAGGAGGACTCTGTGAGACCGCTAAAAGAGCACTTATTGATAGTATAAAAAGCGCAAGCACGAAATAAATTTGATTCATCATAGTTGTTTACCACATCTTTTGCTTCCAAGAATAGTCCTTTTGCTGAAGCAGGATCAGGATATCTAGACTTTAATTCTTGAAGTCTTTTATATAGGGCATATCCATCATTTTGAAGAACCACCCAAAAATTATGAAGAGGTTCGTAAAGGTCATTAACCCATACTTTAAGATGTGGATATTTCTTAGTGATGTGAATTGCTACACTACCACCACCAAGGAATGGCTCACGATACTCTTTGTAGTCACGAAGATCTGGAATGTAAACATCTAGTTTTTTACATGCTCTAGACTTCCCACCTGGATAACGTAATGGTGTTTTCAGAGATTTCATAATCAAGTTCTAATTATACATCAAACAATTTTACATCAATCATCTTTCATCTCAACTTGAATAGGGGACTTCATAAGATCTACAATGTTTATATATGCCCAGGCAGTGAACACCTGTGGAACAATAAATGCAACCATTGCTACGACCCAAAAGACATAGTAATAGTTCTCTTTATTCTGTGTACGCTTTTTCTTCTTCATTTGAATTCACACTCCACCATAAGTTCAGTTAAACACGCAAGCAGGTTTATTTCTTGATCCGCAACGAACGCCATCTGATATTGATACTTAGCAAGAACAAGCACAGCAGCAGGGATACTATTCGGAACCAAGGAATCATGAAGAACATCGTAAATACGACGCATGAGAACACCAGAGTCATTATCCAAGTTGTTAACGACCCATTTCCTAACTTCGGAAAACTCTTTGTTCTTAAGATTTTTAATAAGCCCATTTACTTTTACATCACTAAAGGACGCGAGGATACCACTATCAATTTTACCTGAAGATGAATATCTTTGCAACTCATTTAAAACACGACGCCAATCTGGGAAGTGTTTATTGATCAGTTCTACCAGGACTTTGTTATCATATTCAACACCTTCTGTACCCAAGATCTCTTGGAGTCTTGCGAAGAATTGTGCTGCGAGTCCTGGTCGGTCTGATGAATTGGTGGAAAAGTCAATACACGCGCACCTGGAGTGAAGTGGCTCGACCAATCGGTTTTTGTAGTTGCAAGTGAAGATGAATCTGCAGTTTGCACTAAACTCCTCAATAAACGCCCGTAGGAGGAGTTGTACATCATTGGTTGTGTTATCTGCTTCATCAATGATGATGACTTTGTGTTTTGCAGTTGATGAAAGCGAGACGGTCGAAGCGAAGTTTTTCGCATTGTTTCGGACAGTATCCAGGAATCGTCCCTCATCGGATCCGTTGATGACATAATAATCTACTCCAAGTTGAAAGCATAATGCCTTTGCTACGGTTGTCTTTCCACACCCTGCAGGACCTGCTAGGAGTAGATTTGGAACCTCACCTCTATCTAGGAAACTTTTAAAAGTCTTCTTAGTTTCTTCAGGGAGGATACATTCGTCAATAGTTTTAGGTCGATACTTTTCAACCCAGAGAAATTCATCACGCATAGTCATTCCAAAGATCGTTCAAATGTATTAGATACAATATCAGTTGCTTTCAACTGTTCTTTCATATATTCTACTGCCTTTTCTGGTTCTGCCGTTTCACCGCATGTAAAGACATCACATACCGCCATACCCTTCTCTGGCCATGTATGAATTGAGATGTGAGACTCTGCAAGCATAGCAAAACCCGTTACACCCTGGGGATCAAACTTATGTGT